GTGCAACATCCCTAAACATGATTGGCTTAGGTGGTGCGTTAACATTCTCGCCATTACGAGTCAGCACAGTCAGATCGTTCTCATCAAACACTACAAAGTTTCGTGTGCCTTCGCCTGCCTTGCGGCTTGTTCCATCCAGATACTTTATTCCAGGAACGCCTGCTTCACTTAATACCTTAGACGCTTCTGATTGAGCGTCCATAATGTTCATGTTTGGATTGCTATGAAAACCTCTAGCCAGCTCTTCATAGTATTGCTTTCCTGTTTGACCCATTCCAGTTCTTTGCTGCATTCCCTTTATGGCATTATCCCTTGCAAACTTTGCAGCGCCCTCTGGCGTTGACGAGTGCATTCCCTCTACTTGGTAAGCATAGTTAGGATTGTCAGAGTCGCCTTTCTTAACTAACTTTAAGTAATCCTCAATGCTAGGAACTTCTTCAACAGACATTCCTAGAAGCTTGGCTATCTCAGGCTGATCGCTAAGAGGCTTGTCCCAGTCCATCATCTTCGCTATCTTTTCGTCTGGTAGGTTTACTGAGTATAAGTTTGATCCTTGATCACCAGATGTAATAAAGCCACGCGAGTTCATTGACGTATTATCTTCATTTACAAGTTCATCAATAACCCAGTCATCAATGTCATCTCTTGTAATATCAGAAGCATCAATTCCCATAACTTCTTCAACTTCTTTTCGTATATCCTGAATACTCATGGCATCCAGAGAATCTCTATATAGTCCTTCATTTTCTTTAGGAGTCACTGGCTTGTATTGTTTAGCCACGCCTTCACTCTCAGCAATGTAAACTCCTGCGCCAAAAGCTTGCGCTCCTTCGCCAGTGCCTCTTCTGGATCTATCAAACCTATCGAAATTATAAGGCGATCCGTGATAGCCGACCATCTCTTGTCGAGCGCCCATCTCTCCCAGCCTGTCTTGCAGTGGCAAGTACGAACTTTCGTCCGGGACATCAGCGGCTGCATTGCTGATCATTCGCCTGTCGCCAGCATTCCGTACTGCATTCTTTGCCATGCCTGCCGCTTTACCGATGGGGAGAACCTCGCCTACCGTTAGCGCATTCTCTATAGCAAATTGAGTCTCTGGATCTAATTGGCTGTATTGATCCATGCCGTAGTCAACTATGTCAGGTATATAGCCGAGGCTGTCTTTGTTTTCGTTGTACTTCTGAGCCAAGGCTGTAACACCTTCGCCTAGCTTGCCCATGGCATACTGGTTAGCCGCTTGAGCTTCTTCAGTCCTTGGGTTGTAGTTCAGAAAGTCGTTGTACATCTCATTGTTAGCTTGCATCTCTTCAATGGTGTTGTCAGTAAACGCTTGCTCTGCTAGAGAAACACCAGCAGCAGCAATGGGGCCAAACATTCCAGACAGAGTGTCTGCGCCAACATCAGTAATGATCTGACGCAAGTTAGCTGGACGCTTGTCTTCGACTGGACCACCTTCGGCCCACTTGACCCTGTTACTCCAATAAGCTGCAGAGGATGGGCCTTTGGCGATGTTCTTAGCATGGCGGTCTTTAAAAGCTTTGCGCTTCGCCTTAGTGGCATCGGAATCATTAGGACTGGGCTTGCCAGCAGTGTCTGCGCCCTGCTCGCCAAACCTAATCATCTTAGGCTTGCCGTCTACATTGGTCTTCACTACGTGAGAGCTTGTGGGATGCCCGGGTGTGCGCCTTGGCGTATTCAATTTAAGATCGTCTTTCAAAGACATAGTTCACTCCTAAGCGGCATAAGGGTTGCCAATGTTTGTTCTCTCTACTCGGCGCTCATCTGGATCTTTTGCCTGTGGCAAATCAAACCAGCGGTCATTCTTAAAATAGATGATGGCCTGTGTAAACGTGTCCACGTAATCATCGTGAGCCGCCACAGGGAACTTAGAAAGCTGCTTGACGAAGTCATGCGCCCAGCCTACGAAGTGTCCTGGGTTCTTCTTTGACTCAGGTATCCACACCATGCCTAGCTCCAGTGTCGGAGCAGCCTGATGCGCTCTACTAACTTTGTCAGCGTTACCCGGATTGTAGCCGATTGCTGGGACGTTGGCCAATCTTAGATCCTGAAGCAATGATTGTCCTGACGCTTTGGATTCCACCAATATGCGGTCAGGTCTGCGTGGCCTAGAGAATTCACTATCCTTGCTCATGCCGCCGTACTCGGTTGACCAGTCCTTGATCGCTCTTGATCTCAGGTCCGGGTAGCCGAGGTACTCATCCCACGCATCAATCAGCATGACGTTGCGTTGCCCGGCGTGAGTGAACACGGCCCACACGCTACACGCAGTTGGATCGCCAGTCGTCTTCTCAGTGAAGGCGCAGTCATAGCTCTGCAGTATGTACTCAAATGGTGGAAGGCCACGCTTATGCGGCCACATCTCGATGTAGTCAGTCTTTAGTATGCCGCCCTCAGATGGATTAGGATCTTGCTGCAGCTGACCAGCTGTGCCGTAAACACCAAGCAGGCGCTTTAGATCGGCAACTTCTGCCTCACCGAATCGCTCCGGGCATATCAGTTCGCCCTCTACAGTGCGAGGATCGTAGGAGCCTAGACTGGTCTTTCTGCGCCTGCCGTCCCACTCTGCCGGGATCATTAGATGTTCCCAGCCGCCAATGTCTTCTAAGATATGCCCACTGATGTCTCGCTCATGCAATCGCTGCATGACTGTCACCATTGCATCGAGCTTAGGATCGTTGAGTCGTGTTGACCATACCTGATCAAACCATTCAAGCGATGACTCCCGGATGGCATCAGACTGAGCCTCCTGGGCAGCGTGTGGATCGTCTAGCAGTAGCCGAGAGCCACCTTCACCTGTCGCTGTACCGCCAACAGATGTTGCAATGCGATAGCCAGTCTCGGAGTTCTCAAAGCGTTGCTTGGCGTTCTGATCCCCGGACAGTTTGAACATATGGCCCCACCGCTCTTGATACCAAGGCGATTGCACCAGTCTCCGGGCCTTTAAGTTGTCCCGGATTGACAGGGCACCAGAGTAAGAAGCGCAAAGAAACTTCTGCGCTGGGTCAGTAAGCCACTCCCACATCGGCCAGATAACGCTGACAATTGTAGACTTAGAGTGCCGTGGAGGTATGTTGATCAACAGCTTTCGTATTTCACCGGAGCTAATCGCCTCCAAGTGCTCGCATATCTCTTTAATGTGCCAGCTAGACACGAACGGCACCCCAGGCTCCACCACATGCCAAGACTGGCGCACGAATTCATACAGCGATGATGAAGCAGCTCGGCGCTCTCGCTCGTACTTAATGGCCTCGGCAACTACAGAAGGAGACATTGAGTTCATTTAACGTCAGCTTCTTGAGTTCCCTTTGACATCAAGTAGTCCATATTATCCAACTCTTCGTCTGTAAGATTCTTCAGGTCAAGCGAGGTTATCGTTAGTGGCCCACCATTAGCGCCAGTAACTTCTTGCGTTGTTTTATCGCCATAAACCTTGGGCATCATCTTACTGAGCAGCCACTTGCGAGAGTCTACACGTAAGCGCTGATGCTGCACAGCAGCTGAGTCATAGCGACTTATGCCATGCTGATCAACGATAGAAATAGGGTCATTATCAGAAATCTGTAGCACTTCTTCAGCGATTGCGTGTATCATTGCCTCACGCGCCTGCGCGTACTGGTCGGCAAATGAGCCTCCGGCTGCAACCCAGCCAAGGAAAGTAGACTTAGGAACACCAGCCTTAAAGCAAGACTTCCCACAAGGAACACCGCTTGACATGAGTGTACAAACCTTATCCACCAGCCGTTGTTTTTCAGAATCTTTATACTTCATCAATCACCTCCTTTACCACTGAGTCCTAGCTTTCTTCTTAGCCGACTCATTAAGAGCGCCATAGTGTAATAGCTTTCTAGAACTCTTGCTCATCTTAGCACCAGTCATCAGCTGACCATTGTGATCGTGAGTCTTACCAGCAAATAACTTTCCATCCTTTTCGTAATGGTTCACGTTCTTCATATTATTCTCCTGATTGATCGTATTCTATCACTTAACCTGTCTTATTAACCATAGGCCAAAAACCATGGGCTTGTACTTAGGGTACTAGGTACTACCCCTATAGGGTAGTAGTACCTTTTAGTACCCTATTTAGCACAATAAAGCGGTAAAAGGTACTAGGTACTAGATAGGGTACTTAGTACC